ATGCGCTGCAAACCATGTCGAAGGAGATCTATCAAATGATCGACGACGACGGCGCTGCCTTCGATTTCCATACCGTGCTGCAGGGCAAGCAAAAGTTAGACGAAGCCCTGGCTCCCGAGGATGAGCAGCGAACCTGTTTGCTCAGTCCTGCGCATTCCACGACTCTGGTCGATCAACTGAAGGGTCTGTTCAATGACCGTCAGGAAATCAGCCGGCAGTTCAAGGAAGGCGTTATGGGTCACAGCGCGGGATTCGATTTCGTGCAGTCGACGCACGTTGTTGATCTGACGACCGGCATCGCTGTAGAAGGCGATACCAGTTACAACGTCAACGGAGCCAATCAGACCGGGAAGACCTTAACGGTCGACACCGGGACGACTGGCACGTTCGTTATTGGCGATATCGTCACCCTGGCGGGTTGTAACCGGGTCCATCCGGAAACGAAAGTCGATACTGGCGTGCTGCAGCAGTTCGTTGTTACCGCTGCAGCGGGCGCAACAGCGACCAGCCTGTCAATCGAACCGGGCATCACCACATCGGGCGGCAATCAGAACGTATCTGGTTCGCCAACCAATGCCGGTGCGGTCAACAAGATCGGCGCGGGTAACGTCGAGAAGCTGAACATGACGCTGGTTTTTCACAGGGAGGCATTCACGTTTGCGACCGCCGACCTGCGTGTACCCGGTGGTCAGGTAGAGGCATCCCGCAAGCAGTTCGAGGGCATATCGCTACGTGTCGTGCAAGGTTACGACATCACGAACGATACGTTCCCGATGCGTTGGGACATTCTGTACGGGTTTAAGGCAATCCGTCCCGAACTGGCCTGCCGACTGCACGCTGACGGTTAATCCAAAGGAGAACCATTATGGTAGTTGAACAAATTGGTAAGGGCGCTCCGGACGGTGCAACTTTCGGCGCTGGCATTACTGAGAAAGTCTCGCTCTATGGGGTGACGCCCGTAGCCCAACGATCGCTTGCAGCGCAAGCAACGTCCCTGGTAGGTACTGCATCGAGTACGGCTATCGATACGAAAGTGAAGGCCGCGATCATCGAGATCATGGCAACGCTGACGGCTCTCGGTATCTGGAAGGGTTCGGCGTAGGTCATGCCAGGCGAAGAGGTATTTGGTGTTGCGACATCGCATGTCAAAGCGGATGTTATTGCGCACCGTTCGGGAGGTACGGCGGGGTTTTACGGAACCACGCCTATCTCAATCCGATCTGCGGGCGCGCAAGCGACATCGTTAGTCGGGACTGCTTCTAGCACTGCCATCGATACGAAAGTAAAGGCGGCATTGATTGAAGTCATGAATACCCTGGCAGCACTTGGCCTATGGACGGGCGCGGCATAAAACGCCGACTATTACACCTCGGCTGTGGGATGGCCGAGGCACCACCTTGGTTGCGGGATCATCACGAAACGAGAGTTGACGTTGATCCCGCAATTCCTTGCGATATCCATGCAGACGTTCGCGACCTTGGTTACATAGGCCAGTACGATGTCACGTATTGCTGCCACATGCTCGAACACCTGTATCCCTATGACGTTGACGTTGCGCTGAAGGAAATGCTGCGCGTGCTGCGTCCCGGTGGATTCGCGATGATTATCGTTCCCGACCTTGAAGGCATTAGCCCGACTCATGAGCAGGTCTATGAATGCCCGGATGGTCCGGTGACAGGACACGATATGTTTTACGGTTACAACGGAAATATTCAACTCAACGAATACATGGCGCACCACACCGGATTCGTTGAAAGCACAATGTCTACAGTATTAGAAACTGCCGGATTTTCCCGGCACAAAACGGCACGCCTGCCGTCATTCAATCTTTTAGGAGTCGGCGTCAAATGAAAGTCGCGTTTTGCACACCGTCAATGAAAGGCCCGACAAAGCCGTACATCAAAGCGTTGGAGGATTCTATTCCGTTGATCGTCAAGGCGGGATGGGATGAGTGTTACGTGCAGGAAGTCGGCTGTCCTTACATCTCGGTCGCCAGAGCGACCATGACGCGCAAGGCAATGTCTGAGGATGCGGATGTATTCGTATATCTCGACTATGACCTGTCTTGGAGACCGCAGGACTTATTGACCCTGATCGAGACCGATGGCGATGTGGTCGCCGGCATGTACAGGTACAAAAAGGACGACGAAGAATACATGGGCGCAATCAACACCCACGCGAACGGAATTGCACAGCTTAGGGAAGATGGTTGTATCAGCGCGCATGGCGTACCGGCCGGGTTCCTCAAGCTGACGCGGGACGCGATCCGGCGATTCATGGTGGCTTATCCCGAATTGCTTTACGGACATCCCGATTGTTACAGCGTTGACCTGTTTAACCACGGCGCTTTCGAGGGTACGTGGTACGGCGAGGACATGGCATTTTCCCGGCGCTGGCGGGCTTGCGGCGGCGAGATATGGGTGGTGCCGGATTTGAGCCTGAATCACCACAGCCCCGACGAAGTGTATCGGGGTAATTTCCATGAGTTTTTGATGCGCCAGCCAGGCGGCTCCGAGGAAGGAATCTCATTCGAGCAATGGCAGGCCAAAAACAAAGAAACCGGCTGCACGATTCATAACGACGAGTACAACTAGCCATGCTTTCCACTCTCACCGTAAGCGATGTTCTGACGCAATCATTGCGTGAAATCCGTGTGATACGTGGCACGCAAACGATCCCGTCTGATCATCTTGCGGACGGCATCAAATACCTGAACCAGATGATCGCTGATTGGGAAGCTGACGGCATAGAGCTTGGCTGGTATCCGGTCACGGCCGGGTCTGACACCTTGCGCATCCAGGCCGAGAACGATGCGGCGGTGCTGTATAACCTGGCGGTCAAACTCTCGGGTCAGTACGGCGCACCGTTGCAGCCCTCGACTATCGCTGAGGCCGGCCGAACCTTTCGCCGGTTGGAAAAAAGCACGATTCAATTTGTCGAATCTGACTTGTCTCATGTACCGATGGGGCGACGCCGGCCGTACAATATTTTGACGGATGAATAATGCCAACGCTCCCGCTGCCTTTCCACTCGTACGTCACGCGAGCGCCGCGGGCGGGTGTATCCAGATTAGTCAATTGCAGGGTCGAGCAGGGCAAGGAAAAGGGTCAGTTCATCCTTTATGGCTCCGAAGGAATCACGAATAAGCTGACGCTCGCTAAATTTCCGCAACGCGGCAGCATGGTATTTCAGAACAGATTGCACGTTGTCGGCGGCAACACCTTGTACCGGATCAGCGCGGCCGGCGTTGCGACAGTTTTGGGTACGATTCCCGGTACAGGCTTTTGCCCGATGGCTGAGAACGGCGCGCATCTGGTTATTGTTACCAATCCCGCCGCCTATAATCGAACTGAGTGTTTTTGCCGCCACTTACACAACCTCCAAAACGGATGTAGAGATGGCAACCATATACACGGTTTCACCGAGCGCCAGGACCAGCGTGTCAGATGACGTTACCGTACCCGCCGCGCCTAAAATACTGTGTGTTGCCGGATCGATTTGCACTACTTTCGTCGAAGTGCTGGCGTTGTGTACGATGAACACGTTGCCTGCCGCAATCGTCCCTGGCAGGGTCGCATCGATCGCCGTGGCGATGGCGGTGGCGTTGATCATGTCGCCGGCTACCAGGGTGAAGTCGGCTACTTTTAACGTCCATTGCGCCGCGATAGCTTGTGCGATCCGTAACGGACTGAAACGGCGTATTTCGGTCTCGGTGCCGGCCTCGGCCTCGGCCTGTGACGCGGCGGCGACTTGCGCGTTATAAACGGTCTCAATTATTGAGGCCGGCAATACTTCCGGCACTCCGGTTCCCGCTGTCTCGCGTCCGATAAATGAATCGGTCGCGATGTCGGCCATTCCGGCTAGTCCTACTACACCGTCACCAACACTATCGGCCTCGACTGAAAGGGTGCCGAACCATCGCGACCACTCGCGAATGTTTCTCGGCACAGTTTTGAACGGCCGGAGCAAGCCCATTACAAAGTACCGCCCTCGACATCGACAATCGTCGAGATAATAGCCCTCCTGACCGGATCGGCTATCGAGCCTCGATATACCCGGTCGTCAGACGACCCTAACCGCCACCATGTAGTCTGGGTTCGGTATTCACCCAAAGCGCCGAGATCGCCGTCCGGCAGGAAATCATAAGCCTTGCCTCCGTCGTCGGAAGCCTCCATCATAATTTTAGGATCAGGTGCGCTGGCATTACCGATACCGACCTCTGCTATTACATCAAGCCGATTATGAAACGCGGTGTCACCGTCTGAAAACACGGACGGATAAGTCCAGGTAGAAACCATTGCATCGCCGTGTTCGTCAAATACATCGGGGTC